TCCATGCTCCGCATAAAAACAACTGCTTCCAGTCCACTGACGTTGATACCTTCGGACAGAATAGAGTGATGCAGAACAACAAACTTTTTCTCAGGATCTTTGCCCCAAGCGTTCAACGTGTTGAAGAAGTCTTCACGATTAACTTTTTTGCCGTCAATGATTGCACCAGTCTTCGATGTAATCGTCATCCAAGAATATCCACGCGAAGCAAGTTCAACGCAGAACTTAGACTGAGAAAGAAGATTGATAATCTGCTTTGTTGTGCGAGCACAAATCAGAGTCTTATTGATGTTGTTATCATCGATAGTCTCAAGCAAATTATCACAATCATCGGCAAACATAACCTTACGACCTTTGATCATAGGCAGTTGCTTAACTACAACTTTAGGAGGAAGAATGTATCCTTGTTCAACAAGCTCAGGAGCAGGCACATTAACAAGAACCTGACCATAAACTGCACCATCATTCATTCCTGGTTTGAATACTGTAAGACTATGCTTAGGAGTAGCAGTGTAAAAGTAGCAACGATCAGCATCATTAGAAAAGAACTCTGTAGCAGGGAAAAAGTTACGCTGAACACTATTATGTGCTTCATCAAAGTAAATTGTGTTTACTTCAATATCTGCTTCCATAACACGATGCAACGAATGATATGTGGTGAAGATGATAATGTTCTCACCCATACTACGGGCACAGTTTGCAAACAGGTGAATCTTTTCTGCTTTTGTGGTGCTAGTGTAGTGAGTTTCACCACTATGAACATGCAACACATGCAGATAAGGATCAATGTTGTTAGGATCAACAACCTCCATAAATTCGCTGCACAGTTGCTCAGCAAGAAGAATACGAGGAGCAACAACAACAGTTGTGGTGCCGTTGTTAATAGAATCCAAACGACGCTGAGTATCAACAATCATGGTGAGAGTTTTTCCACCACCAGTAGGAACAATAATCTGACCTTTGTTGTAAGATTGCATCCGAGTAACAATGCGATCTTGGTGCGGGCGAAGCGTCAGAGTCATTGGTTTGTGTCGTTAGAACTATTATACACAAAAAAACCCTCTTTCACAAGAGGGTGGACAGCTCACCAACTGGTTACTTAAATATAGTCCAAAGGAACCAAAGTATGCCGATAAGTAAAAACCAAGGCCAGTATGCAACAAATAAAATTATACCAAAAAGCGCAGCGATTGTTCCCCATCCAATACCATCAGATCCTCCTCCAGAAAATTTCCCAACCTCGCGAAGATTTCTAATATATTGAACATCACCGTAGATAGCATAAATTTGACTTTCTGCTCCATGATAAGTTGAAGCGTCAACATCTACAGTGATTTCCCCAACACTAGAATCAGGAAAAATTTGTGCTCTCCAAGTAGTCATTTTAGTAATCTTTGGCGAGTTTTTCTACCATTTCTATATTATTATAAGTTTCTGAATATGCTAATTCCCAAAGTTTATTAAGAATTTGATCATATTCTTTGTAATCCGTTCCATCAACAATACTATTCACCTGTTGTTTGCGAACAGCATTAAAAACAAGCTTCCATTGGTGGGGATTGAGATTCATTGGATTTTTCCTGTGAATTTGTAACACTTGTACTTTGGTTCATATCTATCAACATACTTTTGTGCATGTTCAATACAACAGAACCAGCAACGTTTTTTCTCTGTTTTATCTTCAAGAAAGATAGGAAATGTTTCTGGATGAGGAAACAACTCCTTCTTTCTTGAGTTTGATACTTTAATTTCTGGTTTTTTCTTTTTTCTCATTATTTCATATAAAGATAGCCGCCTGCCCAATCAGCATTTTCATACAACCATTCACGATCTTTGATTAGCAACAGGTTGAAACGAACGTGTTTTGCTGGTGCTTTGAATGATGCTGGTTTGTAAACTTCACCAGTTTTCTTATCAATAAAGGCATGAACACTACGAGAAGGAGCACGATTCTCATTAGGAATCTCCATAATGATCTTGTGATACTTGCGACCAGATTCAATCACAAATTTATACTCAGGAGCAGGAAGACCATTAAAAGTACCATGATTGCGGGACTTAAAGTTATCTTCAAGAGCATCACAAAGCATCAAACAATACTTACGAATGTTTAGATCAATAGTGTTGCGAGCATCTTTTTGAGAGACAAAATCAGCGAACTGAGTAGTCATGTGCAATTCCTTTGACTCTTTTAATATACATGAAAAAAGGGAGCGTGGTTGCTCCCTTGTACCAGTTTAATGATCGTCCGTTACGAGTTTTCTGACTAGGTGTTCAGCCCAATCTTCCATCTTATCAGGATGAACGGCACGGATACCAGCATCTTTAACAGCTTTCTCCATAGATTCGATTTCTTCTTTTTTAAGAGATTTCTTTTCCCGTTTGAAACTCATAAGAATAATAGTAAACTATAGTATATTATAAGGGATCCCTAACAAATATGTGGGTTTCTTTATAATGATTTTAGAATTCAATCATCATCCGTAAAAAAGTTACCAAACATACCACTATCTCCCATCTGGCGGCTCTCTATTTTATCCATTACAGAATCCATCGTGATAACTGTATCAATTTTTGTAATTAGTTCTGAAATAACTCCACAAACTACTGCACGTTCTTGACGTGCAGCATATGCTAAAGCATTACGGAGATTTGATTCTGCCTCACGAAGTGAAGCTTCTACTGATTCGGAAAGCGCCATAGTTAAATTAAGTCGGAAAGTCTTTTGTAGGGTTTTTCTTTTTTATTGAATGTTTCTTCTAGTCTAACATGATCATTATCATCTTGTCTACATTCATCATCCTTGTATCTACTTTCATGAATTGAATCATCATATATTACAGGAGAATTTGGATGATTATCTATTATTTTAGCATACTCAATCCATCCAGTTGTAATATATTTTTCTTTAGTATAAACAGGATTGCCTCTATGAACATGAGTAAAGTGAGCTGGCCAAATGACTAAAGTTCCATACTCAGGTTGCATCCTCAAGCCTTGAAATAAAAATTCAGTTTCACCTTCACCTTCTGGAATATCATTTAGATATAAAATCCACGCCATAACCCTAGATACATCACTAATTGAACCCACTTCACTATGCCATATGTGATAACCACCTTGAGGGTAAGTTTTTTGCATTTTTACATAAGGAACTGTATAGTCATTTAATTCATTTTGCATTAGACCAAAATATTTTCCTTTATATAATTCTAAACAATCAAAAATTTTATCATTGATTTTATTGTACCAATTTTGATTTTTTATTGCATCTAAATTGAGATCATAATCTCTCCTATACAGAGGTCCACCATATTGATCATCAGTATCCCAAACAACTGTATTACTTGGATCCACATGATTATCTTTAATCCCAGCTTCTCCATGAGTTACATTATTTTCTTGATATTCATTAAAGAACTCAATTAAACTATCACAAAAAGACTTATTAAATACGTTTCTATAAATCCCAATAAATTGATTATATTCTTCTTGCATTGATCATACCAACCAAGTAATTATATTGTATCTATTTCCTTTAGTTACAGGCAATACTTCATGAGGATACATGAAACTAGAGGGGAACATTAGTATATCACCTTTTTTTAATTTCATTTTGATCTTTCTATCAAAGAATCCAAATTCTCCCCCTTCGTAATCATCATTTAAACAAATAGTACAGGAAAGAATCCGAGGATTTTGTGCAAAGTGATCTGTATGCTGAACATAAAATTGACCTTCTCTATATCTAAGCAGCTCATATCCCGTATCTTTTTCAATAGATAAACCCTCACTTCCACCAAAGTTTTCGTCATAATCATTCAAAACTTCATGAACTGATTCATAAATCTCAGCATCTAATTTCATTCGATAGTCATAATTTTGATTTAGTATCTCTCTATGAGAGATACCAATAACGTCACAGTTTCTAGCATTTTGATCTAATCCACTACCAGTCAGTGCATTATTCCATAGATCTGTTGTAACGTATTCGTTTAGAATAGCATCACAAAGTTTATCGGAAACCGCCCCTTCATATCGTTTAATATAATGGTCTAAGGTATTAAATTCGGATTTGTTAAAGACTTTTTCATTATCAAAACGAACAAAAGCAGAATCTACATTAGTAATCATTGTTGTAGATTCTGGTTCCTTTTCTATAACAATAGGATCTTTTTTAGCTTTTAGTTTTTCTCTTTTTTTAGCAAGAATATCTAGAATGTTGCTATTAGTTTCTAAAGTCATTTCAGTTTCAGAATTAAGGGAGTTGGTACTGTTAAAATTACTATTTTCTAAGTCATCTCTACTATAAACAAGTCCATCCACATATTTGTTAATTAGACGATTGGGGAATGGTTTTTGATTCAAAATTTCATCAAGCAAAGCATCTACAATTTCGGTTTCTCCTCTCTGATCTTTTTCTTTATCAAAGTAATACTCTCTACAAGGACCATTACTTCTTACATAATGTAGAAAAAATTGTGCGTACCATTCACCATCATACGCATCTCTCCAATGTGGTGCAACACAACCAAGATAAAGCATTGCATCTCCTGGTTCTAAGTAAACACAATTACGTTTCCCATGAGCATTTTCAACCCATATTGGCCAGGTCTCATCACCATCAAGATGAAGAGTTAGTGATACTTCACATGCTGGACGATCTTTATGTTTTTGTAAAACAGATCCGTTCTTGTATATTCTAGCATAAGTATATGTCGGTAGTACAGGTTCACCTATCGTGTTTGATACTTCATTATTAAGATCGCAAAGAATTTCTAATGCTCTTTTATAATTGTAAACTGAATGTGAATTTCTTGCTTGCTCATCTCCAGCGAAATTAGCTTTTTCACAATCTGTCTTAAATTCGGATCCTATACTAATTGCAAAATCTTTTGGTATAATATTTTTAAGAATTAAAAAATTATTTTTAATAAGTTGATCATTCACTTTTCACTGTCTCCTATAAATCAACCACCAGGCAAACCACGATGCTCATCAACGTAATCATCACAAAGTTTTTTCAGTTCTGGACTACTTTGTATTTGTTGATATGTTAGATCATATTTAATGCAGAAATCTTGAACTTTTTGTAGTTGTGAGAACCAACCAAGAATTTTAGTAACTGGAAAAGTCGTAATGTCTAAATCAGGATCACGTTCAATTTGCTCGAAGAGTAACAGTGGATCAGTTTCTTCTGCAATCTCACGAATTTTTTGAGATGATCTTTGTCTTGCAGCAAGTTGTATTTCTTCGTTAATTCTTTCCTCTACCAATCTCTCAGCTTCAAGACGTGCTTTTTCTGCATATAATTTTGCATTTATACTATCTTTTTCAACCTCAACCAATTTATTAAACTCTTCTTTTTCTTTTGTAAGAAGTTCTTGCTGAATCGCGAGTGATTCGCGTTCCATCTCTACAGATTTATCCTTTTTCTCTAATAATTCTTGTTCTAAAGCAAGTTCTTTTTCAAGAATGTCTTTCTGACCCTGTACTTCAAGTAGTTGATTTTGTAACTTTACTTTTTCAATTTCAAATTCCGCTATTAAGTTTTCATGATCTGCTTGAATTCTTTGTCTTTCTTGAAGTTGTACTTCAATTTGACTTTGCAATTCATTTTGCAATTCGGTTCTAGTTTTCTGTAGTTCTTTTGTTCTAACTTCAACTTCTAATTGTTCGGCTTCAACAGATTCTTGAGTGAGTTTTTGCTGCTTTAGATATTCTTGACGCTGTGCCTCCAAATATTCTCTTTCTTTAGCGACTAATTCGTCAAATTCAGATCTTCTATTTCCCATCACATCACTCATTGTTTTGAACATTTCAGTCAATTCTGCTTTTTTCTCAGCCATAAGATTATCTTCTTCTTCAAGACGTGCTCTTTCTGCAAGAATTTCGGAGCGAGATTTTTCTTCAGCTAAAGCAATTTCAGCATCAATTTTTACTTTTTCTATTTCTTTCGCTTTAAGTTCTCTCTCAATTTCAAGTTCTCTTTCTTTATCTTCGATTTGAAGTTTTAGGCGTTCTTTTTCTAATTCTTTTTCTTGAGTTTTTGCACCAAGTCTTCTATTTTCTTCTGCTGTCTCTCTAATTTTTAAGAGGAGTGCTTCTTTTTCTTTTTCTGCATTTACTCTCTCATCAATTTCTGATTGTAATTGCTTACGTTCATCTTCTTCACGCTCAATTCTAACTTTTTCAATTTTTGGAAGTTCGCTAAGATATAGATCAATATATGGTTGAACCATATCAATAGTTTCTAACTCTTCATTAGGGTCAGTAGTAATCCATTCAATTTCACCATGATCATCAAACCATTGAATAGCATGAATATGTTCATCATCAAAATCCCAATCTTCAGAGGAAAATTTGATAAGTTTACCATCAACAATAATTTTGTTGTCGGGTGGAATTATGGTTACTCTCATTATTGATTTTCTCCAGAATCGGTGTTGTTATTTATGGAATTAGGAATAAATTTTTGCTGTTTGTCCTCTACAACTCTAACATCTGCTTGAGATGCGGAGAACATATTAGCTGCTGCTTCAAGAATATTTATGTTTGACTGGTTTGCTTTTACCATTTCATTTCTAAATGATTCAACAGCAGCACCAGTACCTCTTTGTTGTTGAGAGTTTTCAATCAAAAGCATAGGAAGAAACTGAATAGAACATGCCCATTCATCTACTGGTTGTCCAGTATTGGGATTATGTCCCTGAACATGAGTATAAAATGCACATTTATGTTCAACACAATCTTTACGAATTAAAGGGCACCATTTTCCTGCCGACATAATTTACCTCTAGTAATTTAATTATAACTTTTTTTAGTCAAAACTGCAAATAATAACGTCAATATACTGAAGTTGCAACTTGAATCCTGATGGAGCTGTTACATCAAATGTAGATCCAGTAAATGGATGATTGTGACTTTGATTACCACCAATAGTTTCATTATCGGGAGCACCAGTATTTACTCCACGAACTACACCACCAGGAACAATACTTGGTTGAGGGTAATTAGAACTATTAACAACTGGATTTTGAGATGTAGTAGGTGTTCTAGCTGGTCTTCTTCTATTTCCTACAACCCGTTTGTTAGCATTGACTCTTTTATTTTTAGTAACTCTTGTTGTATTTGGTGTTTGAGAAGTAAATGGATTTCTAAGAACTGTTGGTTGTTGATAAACAAAAACTTCTTGAGTATTTGTTGGTCTTCTTCTATTTCTAACTGCCTGAACAGAAGCTTGGAATGCTAAAGGTAATCGTATAACTTCTCGACGATCTGATCTTCTATTAACAGGTTGTCTTCTGTTTACAGGTTGTTGAACTCTAGGAGTTCTTTGAAATTGCAAATCAGCTCGTCTTGATTGAGGATTCTGTCCAGTTCTTCTGGGTGATCGTCCAGTTTGGGTTGTATTTGGGCTTTGTCTGTTAAAAGAATTTGGGCTCTGTCTGTTAAAAGAATTTGGGCTTCTTCTGCTAAAAGAACTTGGGCTTCTTCTGTTTCTTCCTCTTCTTGTTCTTCGAGGGTTTTGACGATTACCACCATTAGGTGATCGACGATTACCACCATTAGGTGATCGACGATTACCACCTCTAGGTGATCGACGACTTGCTGGGTTGTCCCGACGTCTATTTGCTTGATTTCTAACTGACCTATTTTGTCTTCGTGTAACAGGGTTTGGTTGGTTAAACTGAACTCTTGCCGTTCTCGGTGTTGTGGGTGTATTTGGTCTTCTTCTTGATTGTGGATATAAAAGTTGTGCGTTTGCTGTCTGCTGAACCGTTTCTCTTCTTGTTCTTGGGTTCTGTCTTCCAACTGTTGTCCGTCTATCAGCAAAATTACGAACGCTTCGTGATAGTTGATTATTAGTAAGAGCTCTTCTATTTGCTGGTTGCTGATATGCGGATGGTTGTCGATAAGTAGATTGATCTCTCGTTTGTCTTGGTTGCCGATATGAATTTTGAATGTTTATATTGATTCTTTCATTATAAAATGCAGTCGCTGGTGATTGATAAGAAGTAGGTGAAGGAGGACCAGATTCTGCATTAAAAGGACTACCAGTACCGTGAGAGTGTTGAGCTAAGGTTTGTGTTGTTAAAGTGGTATTACCTATACTTCCAGCAGTTGTAAAGGGACCATTAGGATTGAAAGAAATAGGTGATGGAGCAAATACAGTTTCAAGATTAGGATTACCACTATTCACTAAATTTCCACCAGATCCTGCGGTAACTTGAATAGCAGATCCATTTAGATCTCCAGGTGTAGAAACTTGAGTTAATTTTGTCCATCCAGTCGGTGCTGCCGCCTGATAGAAAATCATTCTTTTATCTTGCGGAACTATTCCGTAAAGAGAATTAAGAATTGATCCGTCGCTAAATTGAATACCAGATGCTTGTAAAATAGCCATTAGACTTTATTCTCTCCTATGTTCAATTAAAACGACAAAGAATTATATCGACATATTGAACTGCTATGTTTACATTAGCACTCCATGGAACAGGAGATGGATTAAATGGGTGTGTATGTGGTTGTGATCCACCAACTGATTCACCATCAGGAGCATTAGCGTTTAACGCTCTTGCGTTTACACCTGCTCCAGGTCTAACACTAACAGAAGAACCCGATCCATGATTATGAGA